ATTCTCTGGTGCAGGGAGGAAACGAATTACTGCATAACCATTACCGGTCTTATCCCGTTCTAGTTTCCAGATCCGTTCATCTTCATAGGAAGGTTTTTCTGCGAGTTTCTCGACTTGTTTGGAAAGAGATTCCAAATTAGCCATGCGGTTCTTTTTCATTTCTTTAAAACTTGCCATACTTATTACTCCTTATTACGTTATATTATTTGTATTACTTTGTATCATAATATAGGACTTACTATTCTTATAAAGGAAGTTTAGCAGTCTTTTTCAACAGATGAAGCTCCTGTGCTTCAACTTCTATTTTATCTTTTATAGATTGATTCAACATCTTTGCCATTCCTTCAGGTTCAATCTCAATGGATTTAGCATGAAACAAAACAGCATCTATATAAGATATTTCTTTTGTTTTAACAATTTCTTCTATTGTTAAATTTAAATCAATAGTCATTTAATTATCACATTCAACATACTCAGGATTTTTAATCCACCTACCATTTTCATCTTTAATAAACATAGGAATCACATCAGAAATAATTATAGGCTCACTTTCTTCTTCTTTACCTACAATATTAACAATTTTGCCATCTTTCATTACAGTATCGCTCATTGTTATTTTCATTCTAGTTCTCCTTAGTAAGTAGTTCTAACACTATCACAAATACCAAGTTTCTTAGCTTGATTAGCACTCAACCAAATATCTTGAGGTGGTAGTAAATGTTCTCTCACTTTCTTTTCACTTAAACCTGTACATTTCTTATAATGATTAACCATTCTTTCGGTAGTTAATTCATATTCTTTAACTGTACTGAATAATTCATGTTCTTTACCATATGTACCCCAAGAATATTGATGAGACAATATAGAAGTATTTGGTGTCAATATTCTATGACCGGGTTCACCAGCTATAAAAATCATTACAGCAGCTGAAGCAACACAACCTAATCCAACTGTATGGACAGGTATTGCACTACCTCTCATTGTATCTATAACAGCAAAAGCAGATTGTAAATCACCCCCACTAGAATTAATTACAATCTGTAAATATTTTGGATATGGTTTTATAACATTTTTTGAAATAATAAAAGTAATAACATCTTTACAACTAGCATCAGAAATCTCATCCATCAGAAGATATATACCACATTCTTCGACTGACGGCTGCGTTACATCCTGTTTCTTATCTTTACTCATTCTATGTACCTCCAACGTAGTCAATCGTTTAAGTAATCCTTCCAGAATATATGATCTCCAATAGTTGTAACTCGAATCATTTTTCTATTCCAATAGGGATTAACATCTTTTCTATGATAATGTGTAGAGCCATGTAAAAAATCTTCTATCATATCATTTCTTTTCAACATTGCTCTAGCAATTAACACAGATATTTTCCAAGCTAACTTATCTTTTGGTTTATCAGATAACCCATCACAAAACCAAGAAAAATGACACCTGTTTTTAATTAACTTACCATTACTATATCGACTTGCTTGATGAATAACTTTACAAATAGTATTTGGAAATCTTCTACTCTTTGCACGATTTATCGTAACAAGGGCAACTGCGATTTGACCTTTAGTAGGTTGATCTCTAGCTTCAAAATAAACATTTTGAGCTAAACAATTAACTTCATTTTTGAAATTATAAAAATTAGGTACAAAAAACACTTTATTATCAAATGCACTACTAATAGAATTAACAGTACATGAAACAGGAAAAGTCATTGCAATAACAAAAATACATATCAAAAATTTTTTCATTTTAACCCTACCAAAAATAAATAAAACCCCAAATAATACCACCCAATAATGTTAAATCTGCTATCACACACCAAACAATATACACTTTAAATAATATCTTTGAATATTTACTCTTTTTTATATACTGAAGGAGGTTCCGGATCATAGTCTCCTCCTTCGCTGAATTTTTGTTTTATATATTTCATAACAATATTTATAAAGAAAAAAAATAGGGACTCATAAAGAGTCCCTATTTTTAGTTAATGCTTATCCCCAAAACTTAGAAAGTTTCTTTCGGATAGCATAAACAGACTTCGCACCACCAGCAATGTCTGCGTTCTTAAACGCAACTTGACCAGTTGCAGGACTTGTATAAATTGAGACCCAACGTGGAAGTCCAGTAATTTCTGATTCTTTCCGGGTAATCTTTCGAGCATTTTTACGCCCGACTCTAGGCATGCCATTCTTTGCTGTCATAAACAATCTCTCCTACATAGTTAAAAAAATGTGATAATCTTTTATCACGTTCACAATACCATTATATCATAATGGCATATTCAATACAAGGAACTAATTAAGTGAGGGTTTCTGTTGCCAGGTACCCTCGAACCCCGACTGCTATTACGCAGCCATTGCTAAATCGTAATCATTAGCATTTGTAGTGTGCATAATTGATAACGGAGCCATCATGCTTCTCCGTGCTGTCCTATAGTTTCCATTCTCCTGTCGAAACTATTTCACCCCCCTTAATTTGGTAAACCGTTCATAGTAGGCCATTGGAATTGGTGGAGGTGTCGGGAATTGCACCCGAGTCCAAAAAAACTTTCACTCTAAGATTATACAGCAATCTAAATTAAAAATAATTCAAATATTCCAAATGATACTGCAAAAAATCCTAATGCAATTAATGAAGCCCACAATATACCTTCTTTCATAATATTATCCCCTTAAAGATTCAATTTTATCATACAACGCATTGATAGTTCCATCATTTTCCATGTAAACATCAACATCCTCACCAGACAAACCATTTTCACTCGAATGACTGTTTGCTTCAATTTCTTTTTGTTCTCTGTTTATATAAACAACTGCACCACCTTTTTCCCTAATCCATTTTGCTTCATTTGCAAAACGAACATCCGTAATAACAACAGAAAAACCTGGGTGTTTTTTAATAAACATTTCAGCATTCTTTATCCAAACATTAGGGTCAATAGTTCTTGCAACATCCGTTCCTAATAATTGATAAAGTTCTCTTGGAGATTTACCCCAAGGCTCAATAACTTTTTCTTTATTTCTTATCTGCTCATCAGAGAGATTAAACATTTTATTACATCCCTCTTTAAGAGGTTTTGCAAAATAATAATGTTTAAATTGATATTCTTTTACTAAATATTGTCCAGCAGTATCTTTACCACTTCTTGCTTTACCAGCAAAACCAATGACTGCTGGTTTACCATTAATTGTCCAACCACAAATAGGAAACATTTATACTCCTCACTTAGTCAAACATAAATAAAGAATGCCAATAGGTGCAAATAAACAAGCAAACGAATAAACAGCTAAAGCACCAAAAACGATCAAACCACCTATCAATTTAAAAAAATCTTCCATAATTCCTCAATTCTTTAATAACATTATACCAAATATCACGCATTAATGTAAGGAAAAAGTTCAAGCATATATATCAGTAGAATACTTGGGTATAGCGTCCTCATACCATTCCTCCATGCCCGGAGACATACCGGAACAATCTAATTTCATTGTATAGTTATCAATGAAACTATCTGGCAATTTTTCAAGTATGAATTTTTTATCACAATGGTTACAAACAACTGTTCGAGTACCCAAATGATTTGAAATTCTTTCCGGTAAGTTTACCAATTGAAAATGTTCACTCTTACCAAGAGGATAAAAAACTTTTAAATCAATTCTTTTTTTACAAAGCTTACAATACATCATCACAATATCATAAGGTCTCTCTTTAAGTTTTTTATTCATTGGTTTTTGTACCTGATATGATTTATCTATTTTCATTTTTTCCTCACATATAATTGAAACGGTTTTTCATGGTTAGCACAAACATCACCATCTTCCAATTTTGCATTTCTACATTGTTGTAATGTTTCATGCGAACTATGATAAATATATCCCGGATCGTCAAACCAACTAGGAGTATATATCCATGCACCAAAAAAAGCTCCTAAAACAGTTAAAACTATACTCATAATAAACCTCCTTAAAAATTATTCATCTTCTATCCATTCTGTTTCATGGACACGGGTTTCACTTTCTATTTCTTCCGGATCGTAATCGTCCGGCATATCATCTTCCAAATAATCTATAAAGTCTGAATCTTCTGATTGAAGTTTATGCTGAATTAAAGTTGGTGTACCAAACTTCATTAACTCATGGTCTGGAATATCATATACAGTACGTTTTGTAGTTTTTGTTACTTCAACTTTAACTAGTCTCATATTTTTTAGGCCTTCCTAAAAATGTATTCTCTTTAGATAATTCTTTACCAAGTTTAAGAGCATTTCTTGCAAACTTTTGAAAGGCTTCATCTCCGTCTTGATGTTGAGTTTGTACCATAATTTTCTCACCATCAACATCCATTACCAAATCTAATACATTAACACCGGGTAATACATGGTGTTTTCTTATTTCTATTCTAAGTTCTTCTACTTGACCGTATTCTGATACTGCTTCATGTATTGTTCTATTATCATGTACTTCCATAATTTTTCCTCATTTCAATTTGTTGTTAATGGTGATTTTTTTGTTCTCTTTGCAATTTGTTCAGCATATGTTTCACCGCCAAACGGATGTTCTGTACCAAAACGACTATTCATTTCCTCAGTTTCGTCCTGTGTATTCATACCATAGGCATTAGTAGGGATAACACAAGCTTCTGGAAAAACATGCTGACGTATTGTACGTTCTATTCCAGCAAGTGTTGCACCAGCAGATGATGGACATGAACCACAAGCACCTTGAAAACTAATTATAACTTCATTACCTCTAACCAAATCCACCTCTACGGAACCTCCATCAGCTGCCAATGCAGGTCTGAGATGTTCTTCAAACAATGCTTCTATTGCTTCATACTTTTCTACATCATTCATTTTATCTTTTCTCC